TAGTTAAGCTCTGCGCTTGATATCGATGGTGATGCGGCGATAACTCCTGATGCGTCAGTGACAGCCACCATACTCGTTGATAGTGCAGCCATCTTATCAAATGTTATTCCAGCTGCATTTGCAACGTCAGCATTTACAATGAGACTAGCTGAGAAAACACCGGCAGAAGCTTTAACAACCCCGGAAGCACCTGTCATTGTTATGTTGGTTGCTACTAGGTTTGTAGCGTTTACTGTCGTGATATTTCCTGTAGTACCGGCAAGGATAGCACCTGTGATGTTTCCTGTTGTTGTAAGGTTCTCATCCTCAAAACTAATAGCACCAGTGAAGCTTGTTATCTTACCTAAACTAAGCCGTAAGTCATTACCTGCAGTTATCGTGCCCACTGTAGTTATGTTAGTTGTGCCAAAATTAACTAATCCAGTGGTGTCGGTTATACCTGCAGCAGTAATCGTAGTTGTTCCACTAGTGACACTATCTGAAAATACATCGGTAAAACGATGCGTGTCCGTACCCAAGGAAAATTGTGAGTCAACAAGAGGCCGAGCATTGTCACCAAAGTTAATAAAGCCAGTGTTCGCACCCACCCCATCGCCGGAGTTAGCGTACAAAGTAAGGTGACCACCGCTAGTAGCACCACCGTAAATACGCTGCCCAGCAATATCGCCGGTATAAGGATCTCCGTTAGCGTCAAGGTCGTCATATCCAGCCCTCTTTACATAGACGTCTAGCGTCTTGTCAATGAATCCAGACAGGACAGAATCTTCGCCCCAATCCATATCTGCTATTTTATGCCATGATGCAGAGACTTCGCCTTCGCGTTGCTCCCATCTGTAACCAGCACTTTTGCCGTCGCCGTCATCTAAAACAACTCGGTAGTCATTTAAAGTATTTCCAGCGGCTGGTAAGTCACCAAAGGTGTCTACTGCCGGTTGTGTTTTTGGATAAAGAACAGCGAAAAGCCAATCGAGAGCACCTTGCATATTGGTGACTTCTCCACCAGGGAGAGCGTCGTTTGTGTACGACATCTCTGAGGGGCTGTGGGCATATGGATGTTGGTTCGCTGCGTAAATCTGAAATCTATGATGCTGAAAAATCATTTTCTATCCTTTTAAGGCATGTCCCAGATTGCTTGCCACGTCGCGTTATCTTCCTTCATTTTCTCTACTCTTGGAGATGTTGGGTCGATGTACGCATAATCTACTCTCGAGCAGGTCCCGCCATCGGGGGTGTCTGTCGCTGCAGTGTATATGGTGATAGGTCTGTTTACCCCATCAAAAACTGTGAAAGTTTTAACATACGATACAGCCTGTGTTTTTAGATGGGCCGTGTTTTTGCTATCCGATGCCATGCTTACCTCGGGTGAAGAAAGAGGGGCTTTCGCCCCTCAAATTATACTAGTGGGTCAAGAGTATCGATCATTAATAACAGGTCTGTCTGCAGACTTGCATCCATGCTCGCTATTCTTGGCTTGATTCCGCCAGCGGCTAGATTAGCTGCGTCGGTGCTCAAAGTGGCCGTAGGCCATTTGGTGGTATCCGCTCTCACGAAATATTTGTTTTTTAAAACGTCAAGTTCTGCCTGAGTCATAGTAAACCTCAATTGTTAGAAAGAGGGGCTTTCGCCCCCCTCAGTTTTAGTAGCTGATGCCATGAATAATTGCGGAATGACCAGGCTTCTTGTATTCCATTTCCCCGAAGAGGCAACAGTCAACAATGTACTGGTATCCAGATTCAGAACGAATCTCGAAGTATTCTCGTCCGTCAGGAGAGATACGTTTTTTGAAATAACCGTTAGAACGGAAAGTGATAGATCTCCAATCAACCAATGGAATGATATCATCATCCATCTCTTGGATTCCAACGATCTTAGTCACACGACCAGTTACGTTAGCAATCTTCATCTCCATCCAACCGTATAGAGACTCCTTAGGCTCCTCTACAACACGGTATGCACCCTTTTGAAGCTGAACTTCAGTATAAGCATCAAACATCTTATCAAGGATGTTAGAAGCATCAATACTAGTTCCGTCGATGTTCACAGCTTGGAGGATAGGGTAGGCAGTCTTTAACTGGCCGTGGATGTTTGCTGTTCCGCCGTTTGTAGCAGAAAGCAATGCTTGGCGCATTGAGACGAAAGTCTCGTGGTTTCCACCAGCGTCGAAGACACCATCGTGGTAGAACTTACCGTTCTGAAGAACAGTGAAAGCTGTAAGGTCAGCAACCGCTCCGCCACGAGAGGCAGACAATGTGACTGTCTTGGTATTAACTTCAACAGCAAGCACATAGAAAGTAGCTGCAACACTATCGTCATCATCCATGACAACTTTTTGGTTAATAGTAAATCGATCGATCTTGTCTACAGAAACAAGTCCCGCAACTGTTGGGTTAGCAACACCACCGATTGCAGACTGATCTACAACATTAGCGAATTGTGGTCCAGAACCTAACTGGATTGAGACTACTTCTTTTTTGTAGTCCATAAGGTCTTCTAACTCGTCAGGTAACAAGCGAAGAAATGTTGTCTCTGGAATCTTGCCATCATGCTCTTGCAAGTCACGTTGGTTGAAGATTAAAGAAGACCACACCTCACGGTAGTCAGAGATGTTACCACGAACATGCTTAGACTGAGAGATGTCATCACTGGCAGTCAACTGACCGAAACGAACTGACGATGCGCCGGCTCCTTTAAAAGGAACAACTAAGTTGCCACCTTTCCAGTTGTTATCTTTTTGGACGTTTTGAAGAATATAATCACGCATGATTAACTCTTCTTTCAATAATTCATTTGGTAAATACTCATTGAGCATGTCTTGGAATGTTCTTTGTGTTCCCATTTTGGCCTACTCCTATGTTAGCCGTTCATTTGATTGCTAAGGTCTCGCAGTTCTTGTATTGACTTCGGAATCCTTTTTACTGGGGTAGAAGATCTACCTCGAATATTCGGGATTACCTCCGGCTTACCTCTTTGCTGGCCTTGCATAGGAGCCTGTTGTGGGGCGACGTATTGCGGCGTCTGTCCATATGTTTGTTGCGCTTGTGGGGCAGCTTGTCCCTGCTGCTGATATCCCATTACGCTCATAACTTGTTTTACTGCATCTTGTGCAGATAAATCACTATTTGTGTTCCGATAGTGCATTTGTCCACGGGAAATAACTTCACTTCTGAAAGCACCATTTCCCATCCTTGAGTTATACTCATTTTCCGCTTGCTGAACTATCGGATCAGACATAGAAAAGTTTAGCTCATTTTCGCGCCTTTGATAACCGTCTTCTCTCACTTGGCCCTGTAACCTGGCAATCTCGGCTGCCTGAGAGTCCTGGTTTAGTTGATTTGCACGGTTTTGGTCGTATTGCCCCTGGAGGCTTGGATCTTCCTGCATACGCAATTTTTGCATAGCATAACCATAAATTTGGTCGTCAGAAATCTCATGGGCTTCAAGGAATGACTGCATATCACCGTTCTTTAGATACGTTCCTAGCTGCTGGAGATCCTTCTTCACGGTGTTATAGTTACCCATCTCCGTGTGTAATTTCTGGTTGTCATCACGAAGTACCTGACGATCTTGCTTCACATGGTCTAGCCCGTAAGCTCTTTCGTGAAGATCCCGAAGTTTCTTCTCCGCGTCCTTATTCACTAAAAGCGGGCTGAAAAACTCGTCAAATTCCATCGATTCGTCGTGTACCTTGAACGATCTATTCGGTGCATATACATCTTCATTCGCTACAGGCTCCTGCTGAAGCTCAAAATCTGGCTCAGCATTTCCTTCCGGAGCTGGTTCTGGATCTGCCGCTGGCTCAATTGGCTCCAATGGTTCTTGGTTGTCCGGAGCTGTATTAAGAGTCTCCCCGTTGTCATTAGCCTCTGACTCTGCTGCTTTACTTTTCAGTTGCTCAATCAATCCGCCGTTGCCTAATTCCATGCTTTTCTCCTTTGCGGGCTTGCCTGCCCTAAGTTATCTACCCATGCCAGGCTGCTGTCCCGGCATAGCTCCTTGCTTTTGCATCATCTGCTGCATCTGCTGCATCTGAGACTGACCGCCACCTTGCGCCCCCTGTCTCTGCCCGCCCTGCTGACCTTGTGCCATGGCCTGCTGAGCTTCGGAAGCTTCGCCGCCGTTCATGGTCTCTAGCCTCTCCAAAGATCCACCCTGAGCGTCAAGCTGCTTCACTAACCAGTCGAGTGCTCTTTGAGGGATACGTGCACGCTTCGGCGCTTTTTTCGGATCGGTGCTTTCGACATACATATCGCAGGCGATCATAGGTCCGTCGGCTGGAATATATTTCGATTGCATTGCGAGAATTTTTTGTTCTTTTACAGCGTTTAGTTTGGAGTGTTCTTGTCTCTTTTGCATGTACATCTGCTGGATCTGAGGATCTAAAGTTCTGAAGTCTGATTGCTTAATTCTTAGAGACAGCTCAGATATAACATACTCGTGGTTGTCCTCTTCAATGGACTCTGGGTATTCCCCCCGCTCGAGAGCAAGCATGAGATTCTGGGTTGAGTCGTGGTCAACCGTGTACTTCTTGAACATCTCCTCGCTATTAGCAAAAGGCATATTACGCATAAGCATACCAATGTCTTCACGGCCAAGTTGTTGTCCGGAGTATTGGAGTAAGTGCTGAAAGCTGAGTTGTTTTCCGAATTGCGTCTCAAGGGTGTCATCCTGTGGTACGATTTTTATCTGATACCTTAGCTTATCAGATGACTTGTACTCCGCCATGTTCACATATTCTTTTCTACCAATCGCAGGGATTAGCATATCCTCCGGTAGGTACTCTTTGCATAGCTCTAAAGATAACTCGCAAACATCAACCAAGAAGTCCTCGAACTGCTCCGAGTAACCTGACAATTGTTGTTTCTGAGCTGCGGACCTAAACAGTAATGCGTATAGATCGTTTCCGCCCTTTTGATCTTTTGTCTGAGCCATGACGTTATTCACATCTAAGACTTCGTACATCTCTCTTATTTGTCCGTCGATATAGGCTTGGTACTGGCCTCCATCGCGTCCTTGCAAAATTTTCGGCTCCATTCCTTGAAATGTGATGCCACGAACCCCAGGTAGTAGCGATCCAGGTGCGAGCTTTGTACCCGCCTGGTAAAGGATTTTATCGTCACCGATGGTGATTTGGTGGAGGGCTTGGGAGCTTGCGGCGCGGTTGATCTCCGCTTGGTAAGGCCTAGCTTGTTTAATAATGGATCTTCCTCGAGGGGAAGTTTGGAGGACATCAAAGCCTTGGGAGACGATTGGGAAAAGACCCAATGGTAGCTCTCCCTCTTCAAGTATAGTTCCCTTAGTTGCGATGTAAAAATATCCCCTCGGGTACTCTGGACATGCCCTGAAATAATATTCTCTAACGGGGGTAAAACCCTTAGATCTTTCATAGCCTCCGCGACTGTTATCAAATACGACATAGGTCTCGTTTGCTCCATCAATAATAGCTTTTAATTTATCTTCTTGTCCCTTGTACCTAGACTTCAAATCAGTCGTCAGGACCATTTTTCTGTTTATGACATACGGTGATTCTTCAAGTGACTGAGCCCCGGGGTCACGCATGAAGTTAAACCCAAAAATTCTCTCGAAGGATAGGCCCCCTTCAAATACAGGATCTTCCTTATCTGCCACGGGCTGCTGCATCTCATCAACCATCGGCATACCGAGCTCATCAAGCTTTTGGTTATACCCTTTGAAATCCCCTAGGTCTGGATCCCAGAAAACTTTGAGGTGGACTTCACCGATACCGCAGTAATCGGAAGCCCATAATCTTGTCTTTCTAGCAATTTTATTTCGTGACTTAATATCTATCCACACCGCTTTGTTTAGCTCAGCAGCTTTCTGATCTTGAATCTCTCCATCAAGCTGGGGCGTAACAGATACACCCTTGGCATTAGCCAAGACTGACTGTGTGTAAAACTTGTGGATTTTATGTGTATGGTTTTTTGTTAATCGAAGCTTTGTGTAGTCTGAAGAGTCTCTATTGTTGCGTATTTGACTGCTTTTTAGGTTATTTCTGTTGTTATAGTGCTCCCCGCTTATCAGGAGAATATGGCTCCTTTGCTCCGCAAAAAGGGCTTTATCCACCAATTCTGCTTCATCGTAGAGTCTATTTAGGTCACCAACAGTCTTTTTACGCATAAAACCCTCTTAGGATAGTGATAACTGGTCGATCATCTTGCTTTCATAGGCCTCAGGATCAGACATTAGCAGATTTACCTCTGCTATTTCGTCAAAATTGTCCTGCTGCTCTGCTGTCATCATGGAAACCTCTTCCCTGACATCTCCCTGCTTCTCCTCAGCATAGATGTGAGCAACAGCAGTTTGGTCGGTGGAGTTATCCACCCGGCTACTGGCATCAAACTCCACCAGTAGGTCCCCTAGCTGAAACTTAGAGACACCAGCGGTATGGCATGACTTGAGGATAGCGCATAAATCTTTCGCACCCAAGTGATTAACCATATTGATCGTTCCAGAAACCGATTTCGTCGTGCATTTCGCCCCAACCTTGCTCTTCCCTGTCAACTTTCACCTCCTCGCCGCGTCTAAGTCGTACTTGTTCCGCGTAAAATTCCTCTTTTGACCAGGGTCTCTCTGACTCTGACTTCTTTTTCGCTTTTTTGGCTTCATCGCTCAGCTCATTTCGGATAACTGACCAATCCCAAGGGATGGATGTGGACGGATATCTCACCGCGCCATCAATAAAGTCATCCTTGGCGTGCCTCTTCGGGGTCAATTTGCTGAGCGTCATAAACTCAGTCCCCAATTTTCTTAGCTCAGGGGTGTCGAATAGCTTTAGCATATCGTTCTTGAAAAGGGTATTAACAACTTGCTCCCCGATTTCATGAGACTTCTCAGACTTGTTGAACGGCTCCCCAACTCTCGTAGCGATCGTATGAAAGTCCTTACAGCCCTGGTCATATACCTGCAGCGTACACTTCAATCCGCCCCGCATGATGATGTACCAGTCGAGTGCATCGCCAGCAGTTGTCTCAACATTGTCGCCTCGCCATCCTCTGCACACCACTCCGTACCGATAGTCGGGCCGAACCGCTATAATGCCCATGGCTGAAGGGTGTCCCCCTGCGCCCCCGCTGCCAATATCCACACCACCATAGAACTTCCAGTCCCTTGGGATCTCAAACGGTTTGACGAAATGTCTTGATGGAACAAATGCTCCATACTTTCTCCCAATCTCTGTAACAAATTTCCCCTCGACACGCCGTTCGACCTCGGTCTCGTTCTTGCAGTCAGCGATAGCGTCGTCGATCATCTCCTGTGAGTAATGCCCTTTCGTACCATCCTCGTATTCAAGGCACTGACGCATAGCGATCTGCTGCTTGAAAGCCTTCGGAAATTTCTCCAGCTCCCCCTCACCCTCCATCGCAAGCATCCAAAGCATCTGATTTCTAGTCGCAGTAAATACCATCGAAAAGTAACCACCAGTCGCCTTCAATCGGAACACAAGCTCGTCATAAAGATCCTCCGGAAGCTCCTCATCAGTCGCAATATAGTGACAACTACCGGCCTGTAACGAGTGAACATTCTGACTATAAGTCTTGAAATATGTCATTACACCAGAAGCCCACTCAATGGCGTATATTTTCCTCTTGTCGTAGATGGCTTTCCACCCATATATCGGGTCGTCACACCGCTCCTTAAAACGCTCCCCTATAAAATTCCCCCGTTTGGGCATGATCTCAGGGACCCACTTATTCTGAAACTCCGTCGTCGCAATGTCGGAAGTCGGATACAAATACCAAAATTGTCGCGGCGTAGGATTTTTTGGCCAGAGTTTCGGCCAGAGAGTTGTGTCAGTCGCCCAGTGAATATGCTTCCTAATCTGGATCGTACTTTTCCCTATCTGATTCGCAGCGACTAACAGGCACATCCTGTGGATAGATTCGAAAAATGCCCGGTTCCACTTGTACCAGTTCCAGCCAAACAGGTGTGGTAACAGCCGCTTAAGGTCCTCTTTCTCTGCTCGCTTCTTATCCCTAAGCTCCATCTTGGATTTATTCTTCAAGCGTCTCCCCCTCCACAACATCTGCTTCGATCTCGTCAGACGGGGCATCCATCGACTTCAGGGCGTTATTAATATCTGACATTGCATCTATCGAGATAATGCCAGGAACTTCGCCAGAGGCTTGTTTACCCCCTTCAATCATATGTTTATGGTCAACCTTAGCCGTCAAAGAACCTATCACGCGATTCTGTAACATCTCAGAAGTCTTACGGATTTCAGCTAAGGCTGCAGCATTAATCTTCCTTGTCGTGGTTTTTGTGACATTACCATTCGCATCAACCTTCTCCGTCACCGTCTCATCAATCATCGTCATCTTGAGAACGTCTCTCATCCGCTCCAAACTCTCATCCATAATCTGACGCTGCGTCACATCATAAGCCCGCGGAGGAACACAGATCCAAGCAAACTCCTCTGGCCGCTCCTTCGCCAGATGAAGAAAATATGCCCGATGGGTTACACCCTTGATAATATTACCAAAAACCATATCGATATTCTTATCCTGGGCCCGAACATACTCCTGCCAGAACTGGATCCTCAAACACTTACTCGTGAAATCAGGGAGAGCCACCTTCTCCAATTGAGCTTCAGTGTAGACAAACAGGTCCCTGGGGATCGCTTGAATATAGGCCCGGAGAACCTCGGGGGCGATGTTGACAAGTGCCCTTGGGTTAGTGGCGTCCAGGAGGCCGGGGTCCCAGGTTTCAGTGTCGAGAATCGTCATGTCCATATTTTAAGCCTTGTTTTTATTTTGCGTTTTTCATTTTTTCGTATTTTGAGGGGAGCATGGAGGGGACATTTCCCCCTGCACCCGTGACCCCACCCCCCCTTAAATATAAAAAGAATGAGCCCCCTGCACCAAGCCTACCTATACACAGCTCAGCCCTGCACCAAGGCAACAGGGCACCATAGCACTGTGCCTATAAAGTATTGCATAAGCAAGCTATCTATATTGCGTGGGGGTTTGTATGTATTGGAATAATTGGAACACTTGCGGGTTATGGTAAGTAACATGGGTGTATGATTAGTGGGCGCATGACCCACCGGTGATAGTGGACAGTGTGCTTAGATACTAGGCAGCTTAGGGCGTGGGTTATGGTAAGCCTTGGGGCAGTAGGGACAGGGGGGCACGTGATTAAAAGGTGGGCGTCTCACGTACCATCGGCCAGTGGTAGTGTGTCTCACTTATTAGGCAGTTACACCGATTAAACCGACCGCCAATAAACTTGTATTTTCTTATATAAATAGCTTGACACTTATATCATAATGGGTATAATGGGGGTATTGACTCACTGGCTATGCTTAGCTACACCAATAAAAAGGATTAAAATGGACTGCATAAAAGTAAAAATAGAATCACTCGGTTCGGACTCACTTGGTAACAAATCATTTCTAGCTATCTTAACTTGCTTAGACACTAACAGGAAAGAATTTACCTGTTCAAGGGTTATATCCTTCAATGAAGGTGAATGGCAAGACAAAGAAACTATCGAAAAAACATTCCTTAAGTATGGTCAATACGCTTACTAAATAACTTATAAACTTCAGGGGGCATGCTTGCCCCAGAAAGTAAAATTATGAGAGTAATATACAAAAAATATGATTTTAGAATAATTGAGGAACAAATAACAGATGTTTCCCTTGACGGTTTA